GAATGAAGGCCCTGATACTCTATTTAGGTATATAAAGATGTTTCAGATTCGGCCAGTCCAAGGTAAAGTTATACTAATGCTACTTACTACCCATACGGACTTTATTCCAGATGCAACGAGCATGCTGGACTGTGGAGACACTATTGTTGAAGAAGTCATACGGAGATTTTGTTAACTTCATTCTCATCTAGATGTACTTGCATATCCAAGGATTATCCCCTATCTAGACTGGTCCCCTAAGTGCTCGACATTAACTATATTTGACTTGTCCATTGTCAACTGAGTTAATTAGATACTGAGCACTACCCCTTTCAAACATTAACTAAGCAGTATAATATGAAATTCCAAGACGAGTGGATATATACTACTAGACCTCGTAATTGTTTGAAAGATTTGCGGAATATTTATTGAAGACATTTTATGATATTAGCTTTTATAAATTCTTCTTAGCTATTTAAATATCAAAAATGAAAGAATTGTGTCTCAAAAATTGACGGAGGATCTCCTCCAGCACCCTACTTACCCGTTCGGTCAATAATGAGCAAAGTAATGCCTCTATATACAATAAGGGATTATTTGTAAAATGAGCATTTACTTTCGTGTAGTACCTCTTTATATTGATTTGTTTCTATAAATCACGGGTAACATACACAACACCTTTCTAATCTTCAAAGAACCATTTTGATAAGAATCCGTCTGTAAAACGCTAGTAGAGTTTGACTTATTTAATGATAATACCTAATTAAGAAGACTCTTAGGATACATCACTCGTCAACTGTTTTATCATACCAGCATACTTTCTCATTATCTAGGGTTCACCACAGGGATATTTATCATCACCTGAAGCGGATTACAGGAATTTACTTGGTGCATACTACCTAATTGCATCCTTCCAACCCAATGAGTAAGACAGTCCACAGAAATCTTAATTCCACAACCATGGCTACCTATATCCACACCTCTACAAAACATAATAACTATCAATTATGTTTGCAATAGTATTATAAAGAGTGGTTTAGATAGAAAACCCGGACATTACT